GGTCATGCCGGCCATCATGCCGGCGGCGAGGATGCGCAGCGAGCGGGTGCCGGTGCTGTCGTAAATCGCGTTGTGCCGCTTGTCGCCCCGGTTCTTGTCGCCGATCAGGAAGCGCCCGGAACGCGGCAGCAACTGCTCGCTGATCTCGCGCCAGTGGGCCAGCCACGACGAGCGGTCTGCTTGCAGGCCGGACCAGCGGGACAGCAGTTTGTCGCGTTGCTTCTGCTCGCTCATGTCATTGGCCGAGGAGCGTGTTCTTGCCCAGCGACAAGGCACTGGGGTCAATGCCCGAAGGCCCGGTCAGCATCGTCCCGGATGGTCCGGTCTTGCTCGACTGCTGAGCGGCCGAGAGCAGCGCATTGACGTCAGCCTTCTTGGCATTGGCGCGGTTGTTTGCCTCCTCCTGCTGCTTGGCTGCGGCATCCGCCTGCTTGGCCGCTTTGCCGGCTGCTTGTTGTTGCTGATACCCGTTGTAGGCAGTAACAGCGGTGGCCGCAATGGCCGCCCACCCTAATGCAGAAATGCCAGCGGCCATGTCAGGGCTCCAGTCTCAAAAGGTCGCTCTCCTGGTAGCAAATGTCTTCTCGGCGCGTTTGCAACAGATCGCTTTCGTTGGTGAATTCGTCCTCGATGGCGGCGATGTCGGTCAGATCGGTTGTCCAGACCGTGGTCCACCACGTGTCGGCATGGGTGATGCCAGCCCGCTTGCTACCGGCGGCGGCCGGCAGGACGTTGAAACCGGTCAGCCTTTGAGGGCCGGCGTCGGTGGTGACCGTGATGTCGCCGAACAGAACGCATAGGTTGTCGAGGTTGGTCAGCGCCCCGGTCAGTACCGTGCCGGCGGGGATCAGGATCGTCCGCGCGACCATGCCGCCATGCACCACGTGCGAGGTCTGGAGGTCGGTTTGCGGAAACTGCAGCAGGAATGTTTCCATCTGGCGCACCGCCTCGGGCGAGGGCATGCCGGCCAGGAACTGGGTCTGCGCTTCAACGAGGGGGGCGGGAGTCTGGTCCATGCGCGCAATCTATGCGGGCACGGAAATGGTATGGGCACCCTATCGGCTGGCGTAGGGATCGTATTCGCGACGTCGGCTGCTGTCGCGGTAGGCATCCAACGGATTTTTCTTCACGACGGGGAAGGCGAATGAAAGCACCAGCGAGTCAGCCCGGTTTGGTGATGGCACCCCCCGGGCCTTCATTTCCTTCTTTGACTCGATCTGAGTCTTGCCGTCGATGCGCGGCACGATCTCGGGAGCTTGCAACTCATCGCGCAGCGTCGGGTCGGCCGGGATAGCGCCGCCACCCTTGAGCCAATCACGCGCAGCTTTCCACATCTCGGCCCGCTTGTTCAGGCAGCCGATTTCGCCGGATGCTGAGGCGAACCAAACGAGCACCCAGTCGCGCCCCATCCCCTGGCCAGCGGAGACTACCCCCGTCCCGTAACCAGCGTCGACGAAGACCGCGTCGGCCTGTTCCTCGTCCTCGTAGCGGGCAAGTATCTGTGCCACTACGAGGTCGTTGTCGTTCTTGGCCATGCGGTGCAGGATGCGGAAGGCCAGGCCTTGGCGCAAACCAATGACCAACTCGTCGTCGCCTTCCCAGGCCGGGTCGCAGGTCAAAATCTTCGGCGCAAAGCTGTACTGCTCTGGTCGTAGTACCTTCCCGTAAGCATTGGTGACATCCACCTCACCGATGAACTGGCGGGCAGACATCGACGGGAACAGGCCGCGCACGCGAACCTTGAAGAAGTCGGAGTCCTCGCCGTAGTCCTCCGCCCACTTGGCAATCTGCGCCTTGTTGGTGCCATCGACCGTGCGGCTGTCGATCTGCCTGCAGATCCATCGATGCTTGAAGCGCCGAAAGCATTCGCGGAATCTCCCGGAGTTCCGGGTCGGGTTGCCGAAGGCGATCCAGATAATTTCGGTGTCCTCGTCGGTCAGCGCACCCTCGGCGACTTCCCAAACCTTGTCGGCGATGGCCGACGCCTCGTCGAAGATCAGGACGATGCGCTTGCCCTTGTTGTGCAGTCCGGCGAAAGCCTCCGTGTTGTTCTCAGACCACGGCGTGAAGTCGGCCCGCCAGGTCTTGGCGTGATCCTTGTCACGTGACGATACGCTGGTCGATTGCACGTCTAGCCAGTGCGAAGTGATTGACATCCGTTGCCACTTGCCGACCTCCGGACTGGTCTTGGTGCGCAGTTGGTTCTCGGTGTTGGCGGTGATGACGACCTTGCAGTCTTCGCAAGTCGAGAGCGCCCAATTCACGATCATGCCGATGCCGGCCGACTTACCGATGCCGTGGCCGGAAGCCACCGCAATCATCAGCGGCTGGAAACGCGTCTCCGGGTTGCTTAGATGGTCACGGATGTCGCCGAACACATCGGCCTGCCACTGCCGTGTCCCTGAGAAGCCAACAAGCTCACCCTCACCCCAGTCGTAGGCCAGCATTGACCAGCGCAGCGGATCGCGCGAACATGTCGCGGCCAGTTCGATGATTTCCTCGTCGATGTCTTTTTCAACCATTTCGCGCAGGTATCTGGGTGGATGATCGGGTAATGCTCACGGTTCTATCGGTTGCCATGCTGGCGGCTTGGTGGGTCGTCGACGTGCTCATCGACAAACTCGAATACCGACGCGGTCCGACTGGATCATGGCTTGCTGGCGCCACCTTCATGGCGCTGCTCTGCTTCAATACGCCGGCTATCCTGTTCATGATCTCTGCCTTTGTGATCGCGCTTGGGCTCTCCTACCACGTCATCTACTGGTTCATGATTCGGCGTAACTGATCGGGATTCAGTCGCCAATCGACTGCCCTCCTGTCAGTGCGTAGTTACGCAGCTTCTCAGCCAGGAAGAACGCATCCCGGCAGCTCATACGCGGCGAGCGAACGAAGAAATCTCCGTTCTTGTCGGTACCGATGACAAGCACCTCGTCAAGGTCGGCCGCCTTTGCGCTGTCGAGTGCCTGCTCCGGTGTGAAGTGAAACGAGGCAGGCAGCAGTAGAACGTCAGCCATTGCGCGCCCGCGCTCTCGCCAGTCGATCGGCCAGCGTACCGGTCAGGTTCATTTCGATTTTCTCGACGTACAAGCCGGCCGCCTTCCCGCGCGCCACTTCGGCCCGGATCGCAGCGCCATAATCACCGGCGGAGTCAGCCTTGTTGCGCAAACCTTCCAGGTCGCGCAGATGCCGCTCCAGTGTGATGCCGATCTTCTTGACCACCGGAGCCCGCAGCTCGGCGATGCGTTCCTTGATCTTCGCCATCGCCATCAACTTTCCGCCCTCGGACTTGATTGCGGCTGCATTCATGGTCTTCGGGCTATAGGCCGCGCGATAGGCGTCGGTCGCCCTTCCTGTTTCGATGTAAGCGATGCAGAACGACTCCTGCTTTGGTGTGAGTTTTCTTTCCATGCCTCAATCCTGCGTGACCGGATCGACGGCAGGTGCCTCGACCTCAACCTTCTTCCAGTGCTCGATGGTCTGCGCCCGGCGCTCGTAACGACAGATGCGCTTGACTGTGTGCCATGGAATCCCGGTTTCTTTGGCGATTTTCTTGTAGCTTTTCCCCTGCTCTTCGTGCATTTCGCGCAACGAATCCACCTGTTTGTCCGTGTATTTGCAATTCGGGTGCGACTCGCCGATGCGCAAGCCTCGGTCGTTTGTAGCTACAAGTCGAATAATTTTTTGCTGGGCCATGACGCGCTTTCAGATCAACGCTGGCTGTGGCGAATGCACCATGAGAGGGGTGATGGTGATCACGACGCGAGCCTCACCGTCCGGCTCCATGCGTTCGCTGGTGATGCGCCGCACCCACTTGTCGTCGACGATGGCCACCCCCTTGAGCGCGTCAAACAGGACTTTGTTCGCGTTGTCCAGGTCGAGGCATTGGACGGTGTCATCCCAGGCCATCGGATCACGCTTGGCGCGTTTCTGCCAATCCTGCGGAAGGTTCGGGTAGAGGCGAATGTCGATCGCCACGCGGCCGGCAATTGGCGCTTTGACGCCGGCAATCTTGGCCAGACCGCACACCTGCGCCTTGTAGGCCTTGGCATCCGAACTGACCACGGTGACGGGAGCCTTGAAACCCTTGGGCATGTACGTCCGCCAATAGCGGTTCGCGGACAGCGGATAGGGGAGCGTCAGGGTTATCGATTCGCTCATGCCCGCTGCTCCAGTTCGTGTTTCAATGCCTCGGCCTTGGCCAGTGCCGGCGAAGCGAAGCGGCCCACACAGACCGGCTGCTTGTCGTGCCACAGCTCGAAGCTGTAGCCCTCGCCGTGGGTAATCGCGCAGATCGTCCATGGATCGCAGCGCATGGCGTAATCGCTGATGCGGACCCACTTCATGCCGCCCTCGCTCCAAGCAATCCATCGATCTGTGCCACTGCTACCGAATACGCCGCATTGCGCAGCCGGATAGCCCAGTAGGGCCGTGGTTCTTCGGCGCATCGATCCGACCATTCGCCGTCGTTTTTCAGCCGGCAAAGATCGTCTCGGCCACGTCCCCGGAGGTAGGCATGAATGTCGTTTTGCTTCCGTTCCAGATCGAAAAGCGACATGCAGGCGACCTTCTCGGCAACCCTGAAAATCCACAGGTTGTCGTTGATCGCCTTGGTCATCGCCGGCCAGTGGTATGCCTCCAGCAAACGGTCATGCGCCCAGCAATGGAACGGCCCACCCTTGGTCGAATTGCTCATCGTTCCGGCCAATGGGCAGCCATCGGCGATGCATCCACGGCCCTGGCTTTGGCTATGCCCATGCCCTTGGCTTTCAGAAACCCGGTCAGCCTCTTCGCTGAACCTGCGTTTTTTCGGTGCGTTGCTCATGCGACCTCCCGGTGGTACTTGTTTTCGAGGGTTTTGGCGAATGCCGAAGGCGACATCAGGAAGTCGAGGTCGGCGAGGAAAACCGGGCGGCCTGGCGTTGGCTGGGATTTCCCGGTGAGGAAGTCGGAATCGGCGCAGATGGCGAAGAACTCACGCCAGCAGGCCAGCCCCTTGGCGGTGCTGTCGTAGCCGCCTTTGAACGGGAACGTGTCGAGGTCTGCCGCCTCCTTCCATCGGGCCTGAATCGCCTTTCGTCGGGTCTGGTTCAGCACCTTGCAACGCGGGTTTCGCGGCATCAGTTCGTGGTACAGGCTGACCAGCCGGTCGACCGGGCATGACATCGGATGCGCTACCGGAACGAGGGTGAGCTGATCCGTTTTTTCGTATTCGCCAGTGGGGTCGCCGGGGGAACTCTGCGAAGCGGAGTTGCCAGAGGTAGCGTTAGCTACCGATAGGTTTAGGTTTACATATCCCTTTCCCTCTCCCTCTCCCTTAAG